GGTGAGCGTCACCGGCACGCTGACCGAGGCCGAGCGCACCCTGCGCCCCGGCGACAGTCTGCGGCTGGCGCTGGTGACGGTCGGTGCGGTGTCGGTGCAGCCCGACGACCTGGTCGGTGTGGCCGAACTGCTGGTGCAGGACTAAGCCGTGTCCGTGCTGGTGAACGCGCTGGGTCGTCCCGAGCCGTCGCCGGAGGTCCAGCGGCGGCTTCGGGCGGTCCACCCGAACCTGTTCCTGCGCTTCATCGACCATCTCGGGACGCACTGGGCGATCTGCTGGCAGTGGCCGGAGAACGACCGGCGCTGGGAGACGGTGCAGAGTGGGGAGGTCGATCCCGCCCGCGCGCACGACATCGTCGGTTACCTGCCGATGGACTGCTCCGTGGACGAGGCGCCCGCGCACCTGCACCGCGTCATGCGGACGTTCCCGAAGGAGGAAGTGGCGGCGCTGGCGGATCGCATCCTCCGGTTCAACGAGACGGAGGCGCTGAACGAGCAGGTCAACGCGGTGCTGCAGGAGCTGACGGACAGCCCGGACCCCACGGGGCTGACGAAGGTGCGGCGGGGTCGCAAGGTCAAGGTTTCCCCCGCCATCTAGCGTTCCCCCTCTGAGGCGCCCATGCCCGCTGTGACCCGTGCCCAACTGATAAGCGACACGCGGGAATACATGGACGCCGTCCAGTCTACCCGCTGGTCCGACAGTTTCATCCAGACGGTGCTGAACGCCGTCTATGACGCCGAGTGGTCGAACATCCTGAACGCTGCGCCGTACTACCGGTTCGCGCAGCGGAACGTGACCACGGACGCCAACGGGCAGGTCGCGCTCACCGCGCTGGACAGCGGGGGCGGCGACAGCCAGCAACTGCTCTACCGCGTGATGTCCGTCTCGGACGGGAACATCCTGTACACCGAGACGCGGTTCCAGGACGTGCCGCTGGCCACCACCACGAACTACCTGCCCGTCTACGACCGGCTGTACTACCTCACCGGGACGTACCTGCAGGCGCTGCCGGTGGCGTTTGGCGTGGGGCTGTACATCGGCATCAACTACAAGCCCACCGCGCTCTCCGACCTCGCCTCGGACGCCTCGGTGCTGGACTGGCCGCCGAACTCGCACCTGGTCCTCGTCTACCAAGGCGCGTACCAGCTGCTGCTCAAGGGCGGGGCGGAAGCGCAGTCGGCCAGCTACCTCAAGAAGCTGGCGGAGGAGGAGCGGGCGACGATGCTGGACGACCTGCGCCGGCAGACGATCAACCCGACGCGGCTGGCGTACCCGGACCAGAAGTGGGACTGGAGCGGCGGCTGATGGCGAACGAGCCTGGCGGCACACGGTTGGCCGACATGCAGCCCCGCTTCGACGGCGGGGTCAATCCTATTTCGGACGACGCCGTGCTGGCCGAGAACCAGATGCGGCGGGCGATCAACGCGCGCCTGACCGACTACGGCGCGGCCACGAAGCGCGGGGGCACCCGGCGCACGTCCACCGCCGTGCTGTCGGCCCACGCCATCGCCAACGGCTATACCTGGCGCCGGGACAGCGGCAGCGTGGACATCTTGGTCGTGGGCAACGGCGTGCTGTACACGACGACCTTCGGCGCCTTCCCGTGGACGTATACGGCCCGCACGGGGGCGCTTTCGACCACTGTCACGCCGACGTTTGCCAAGTTCATCGACGGGGCGGGCGCGGATGTCATCTACATCGGGGACGGCGGGCTGCTCAACAAGTGGAACGGCACCACGTTGACGGTGGACATCGCTGGGACTATCGGCGCGACGATGCTGGCGGTCCACAACCAGCGCCTGTACTCCTGCGGCTGCAGCGCGGCCCCGGACTCGATCTTCTACTCGGCGCTGAACAACGGGGACACGCTGGGCAACGGCGCGCTGGATGGCGGGCAGATCGTCGTGCGGACGTTTGGCGACGAGAACGTGGTCGGGCTGGCGTCAATCAACACCTCGCTCCTCATCTTCCACCGGCGTGGCATCTCGCGCCTGACGGGGTTTGGGCAGGATGACATCACCGTGGCACCGCAGGCCGTCTCGGCGGACGTGGGGCTCATCGCGCCCAAGAGCATCGTGGCGAACGACAACGTGGCGTACTTCGTCTCGGAGCGCGGCCTCTATCGCTGCAACGAGGCGGAGGTCGCGGCGGTAGGCACGGCCCAGACGCCGGACCCGCTGCTCCCGATCGTCCGCTCGCTCTCGGCCGCGCAGTTCGACTTGGTGCGGTCGGTGTTCAACCGGGGCACGAAGGAGCTGTGGGTCACGATGCCCGGCTTCGGCTGCTACGTCTACCACACGGTGCTGCAGGCGTGGGCGGGTCCGTGGGACACGGGCTTCGTGGACCCGGACGCCACGACGCTGTTCGAGACGCTGAACACGGCGGGGCTGCCGGTCATCTTGAAGGGTGACGCGAGCGGCTGGGTGTCGCTGTGCGATGCGCCGGACGTGTTCCGCGACAACGTGGCGGCGGCCGGCACGGGGGGCGAGCGGTACGCCATGAGCGTGCAGGCCCACCGGCTCTACTTCGGGGACGAGGCGCTGGCCAAGTCGCTGCGGTGGGCGTACCTGACGGCGCAGCTCAAGGGGTCGGACCAGACCCGCGTGGAGTGGAACACGGGCGACAGCTTCGGTTCGTTCACGCTGCCACCGTCCACGGACGAGTCGTGGGGCGGTGCGGGGACGGTCTGGGGGACGGGGACGTGGGGCGGGGCGGGGAGCCAGAACTACCGCATCCCGCTGGGTGGCACGGGGTACTACGTCGATTTCAGCATCATCGACTCGGGCGATGCCTTGCCGGTGTTCAGCCGGTTGCAGTCCGAGGCGTTTTCCTTGGGACGGAGGTAGGACATGCCGACGACGATTGGCCAGCACACGGTGGCCACGTTCACCAGCCCGGTCAACGGCACCACGCCGATTGACGCCAACACGGTGCGCGGGAACGACAACACCATCCGCACCAGCTACAACAACCACGACAGCGACCCGGGCATCCACGTCCAGTCCTCCACGCTGGCCTCGCGCCCGGTGGCGGGCACGGCAGGGCGCAAGTGGATCACGGAGGACTCGGGCGTTTACACGCTGTGGGTTGACGACGGCACCAACTGGCATCCGGTGTCCGGCGAAGCGGTGGCGTTGAGCGTCTACGCCACGCAAACGCTGGTCAGGGGCGATGTGGTGAAGGTGACGGGCTGGAACAACGGGCAGGATCTGCCCGAGGTCGCCAAGGTGTCGAGCGCCACGGACGTGGCCTTTGCCGTGATGACGGCGGCGACGGCGTCCGGGGCGATGGGGTACGCGACGAACACGGGCATCCTGCAGGACGTGGCCACCAATGCGTTCAGCGTGGGCGACATCCTGTACCCGAACACGTCGGGGTCCTTCACGGCGACCAAGCCGACCAGCGGCAACTACCAGCCGTGCGGGTTCGTGCTGCGCTCCAACGTCAACAACGGCGTCCTCTACGTCGAGTTCAGCGCGCCGCGCATCGTGGAGCGGTCGGACAACACGGCGTCCACGGTGGTGCTGCGCGATGCCAGCGGAAATTTCTCGGCCGGCACGATCACGGCCACGCTGTCGGGCAGCATCACGGGGAACGCGGCCACGGCCACGGCGCTCCAGACGGCGCGGAATATCAACGGGGTGTCCTTCAACGGGACCGCTGACATCACCGTGACGGCTGCCGCCGGGACGCTGACGGGCACGACCCTCGCCAGCAACGTGGTGTCGTCGTCGCTCACGTCGGTGGGGACGCTTGCCAACCTGACGGTCACGAACACGATCACCGGCAGCGTCAGCGGCAGCAGCGGCAGCACGACGGGCAACGCCGCAACGGCGACCGCCTTGCAGACGGCGCGCACCATCAACGGTGTCAGCTTCAACGGCACGGCGGACATCACGGTCACGGCGGCAGCGGGCACGCTGTCGGGCAACACGCTGGCGTCTGGCGTCACGGCGTCCAGCCTCACCAGCGTCGGCACGCTGTCGAGCCTGACGGTGAGCGGGAACGGCGTGTTCGGTCCGGAAAACGGGCGATCCGTTGATACGAGCTACATCCGTGTGTTTGGCGGTACGATTGCCACGGGTGGCGCCAACCTGTTGGTGTTTGGCAACAGCCATGCGTCGGCTCCGGGGCGCGCTGTCTTGGCTGCTACTGGTACGGGATACGCAGAGCTTTCCACGTTTGCCGGTTCTGCTCGCCTCGACGCCTCCGGCAATTTCTCCGTAGACACCAACACGCTGTTCGTGGACGCAGCGAACAACCGCGTGGGCGTGGGGACGGCAACGCCGACAAGCACGTTGGAAGTCGCAGGTGGAGCTGCGCGTATAAGCGGTAACGAGTCTAGCGTTAGCTTGTTTCTTCAGACAGCGATTCGTCACACTGGCAGCGGTGGCTGGTTTTTGGACGCCAACACTGGCGGCGTTGCGAACTCTATTACGATTCGCAACGGCAGCGGGTTTGCAACGATGGCGGAGTTTAGTGCCTCCGGCAACCTCGGCCTCGGGGTGACGCCGAGTGGATGGGACAGCGGCAAAGCATTTGAGATCGGGGTTGCTGGCAATGCTATGTGGAGCAGTGCTGGCTCGTTAAATCTTACGCAAAACGCAGCGTTTGCGTCGGCCGCGTACCGTTATCTCGCAAACGCAACCGCTGCACGATACCACCTGAACGGCAACGTCCACGAATGGTACACCGCCGCATCGGGCACCGCTGGCAACGCGATCTCGTTCACGCAGGCGCTCACTTTAGATGCGTCTGGGAATTTGCTGGTTGGCCTTACGACCGGATCGTACAGACTAATGTGTGTGGTTGCTTCTGGCGCCGACCGCGATGTCTTTCAGGCAGGAATTACCGGAGCATCGAACGGTCTGTCGGTCAAGTGGAACCACAGTACCACCAAAACGCATGTAAGCATTGCCGACATTCCTACGTCATCCGCCGGACTTCCTGCCGGAACGCTATACAGCGACGGCGGCACCATCAAGATCGCCTAACATGACCAGCGAACTCGCGCACGAACTTTTCGAGTACCGTGACGGTCGCCTGTACCACAAGGTGAACCGTCGTGGACTCAAGGCTGGCGAACCGGCTGGGGCTATCAACGGCACCGGCTACCGGCGCATGGGCGTGAACGGCAAGTACTACACCGAACACGCGCTGGTCTTTCTCATGCACCACGGATACGTCCCGTCAGAGATCGACCATATCAACGGCGACCGCGCGGACAATCGCATCGAAAATCTGCGGGCCGTGACGCGCAGCCAGAACCAGTACAACAAGGCCAAGTGCCGCAACAATACGTCAGGGCATCGCGGCGTATCGTGGCACAAGAAGTCGAAGGCGTGGATCGTACGCATTAGCGTAGACGGGAAGAACCGGATGGTGGGCTACTTCAAAAACTTGGAGCAGGCAGCAGCGGCAGCGCAAGCGGCACGGCTGGCGCAGTACGGCACCTACTCGTTCGACGCTCGACAGAGCGTGGGAGCATAACATGGCAACCCTGATCACCATCTCGACCGCCAGCATCAACTACACGAGCGGCACCACCGACTGCGCGTGCAGCGTGGCGGTGGACGTGCCCACCATCGGCACGACCTACGTCGGGCGCAGCGTCTCGCTCGCGTCGGACGACCTCGGCCCCGACTGGACCGACGCCGACCTGTGCGCCGCCGTCGCCGCGAAGCTGGACGTGGACGTGGCGGATGTGAGCGTGGCGCCGGGGCCCGTCGTGTGGGAGGAGGTCAAGGCGGCGAAGATGGCGGCGAAACTGGCAGCCAAGCGCGTGACGACCGCCGACACCACCCCGGAGACCGTGTAACCATGTCCATCGTGCATCTGAGCCCCGTCGAGCAGGCGTACGTCTCCGAGATCGCCGCGCAGGCCGCTGCGGCGCAGCAGGCGATCCAGCAGCAGGCGGCGGCGAAGCTGGTCGTCGTCCTCGACGCGCACGGCCTCGCGCAGAGCGGGGCGACGTTCCACCACGATGGCACGGCGTGGACGCTGCAGCTGCCGACCCCGGCGGCCGACGACCCGCCGGTCAACGACCCGTAACCGGCCATGCCGAAGCGCAAGGTGGCGTTCTGGAAGAAGCCCGCGCCGAAGGGCGAGGAGCCGACCACGCTGACGCCGAAGCAGAAGGCGTCGGCCAAGGCGCGGGCGAAGGCGGCAGGGCGCCCGTATCCAAGCTTGGTCGATAACGCCGCAGTCGCCCGCAAGGCGAAGGAGCGATAGATGCCGATGACCAGCAAGGCGCAGAGCCGCCTGATGTATGCGGCGGCAGCCGGCAAGGTGAAGGACGGGCCGAGCAAGAAGGTGGCCAAGGAGTTCATCGAGGCCACGCCGAAGAAGGCGTACCAGGACATGCCGGAGAAAGCCTCTGGCAAGAAGAAGGCGGTCCTCAAGAAGAAGGGAGGGTACTGACATGGCACGGAAGCGCGGCGGGTTGGCGGGGCTGTACGACCGCAACAAGGGGCTGATCCGCACGGCCTCGACCATCGGCGCGTCCCTGCTGGGCGGTCCGGCGGCTGGGGCGGCGGTGGGCGCGGCGTTCCGGGGCTTCGACCGTCCTGGCCAGAGCGGCATCGGGTTCGACGTGGGGCAGGGGCTGCGCGGGGCGGCGGAAGGCTACACGACGGGCAAGCTGACGCAGGCTGGGCAGGCGGGCCTGAGTAAGCTGTTTGCGCCGAAGGCCGCGATGCCTGAACTCGGCAGCAGCCTTGGTGGCGCACTCCCCGCAGACCTGCCGATGTCTGGCGCGCCGTCGATTGGCATGACGCCGACTTCTGCTGGGCCGATGAACATTGGCGTGCCTCGTATGAGGGCGCCTGTGGACTTGCCATTGTCAGGTGCGCCGTCTGTCGGGATGACCCCGTCCGCTGCTGGCCCGATGCAGATGAGCATCGGCGTGCCTCGGATGAGGGCGCCCGTAGGCCTGTCGATGTCTGGCGCGCCGTCTGTCGGGGTGACGCCATCAGCCGCTGTGACAACGCCGATAAACATTGGCACCCCTCGCATGGCGGCTCCTGACATCGAGAGCCTGCTCAAGCCGGCACCGCGGGAAACAGGCAGAGGGTTCGGCAAGGCAGTTGCGGACTTCACGAAGGGGCTGGAAAGTCGTTCCAAGACCATCGAGGGGATCACGAAGGGCATCCAGATGGCTCTGCCGAATCCGGCGAGCGAGGCGGCGCTGATGAACGCCGAAACGCAGCGGCAGATCCTGGAGATGCAGCGGCAGCAGATGCAGGAGGAGCAGCGCCGCCGGGAAACCATCGCGGCGTTGCTGATGCCGATGTACCAGCAGATGATGCAGAGCCGTGGGGTGATGCCGCCGAATAGCATCACGCAGCGATACGGTTGATCGTCGTCGATAACCCAAGAGGAACGCATGGCCACCTACAATACGGCGTTCGGGGCGCTCCCCAGCACCAAGACCCTGACGGGGCGGACCAACACGGTCGGCGCCACGCCGGAGGACGAGCGTCGCCCGCGCAACTTCACGCAGCAGTTCGGCGCGCAGCGTCAGGGTGGCCAGCAACAGCCCGCCCAGACCTTCGCGCAACTCCAGCAGCAGGGCATGGCCCGCCCAGCGCCCCCGCAGGCCCCCCAGGCGCCCCAGTTCGGGCAGTTCGGCGGATCGCAGCAAGCGCAGCAGCTTCGGACGCAGCTCCAGCAGCAGCTGGGGCAAGCCGCGCAGGCGCCGTCGCGCTTTGACACGCAGGCGTTCCAGCAGATCCGTGGCGCCCAGCAGGCCAACCTGCAGGCGGAGTTCGGCGCGCAGCGGAAGGCGCTGGACGAGGAGATGGCACGCCGGGGGCTGTTCGCCTCGTCCGTGACGGCTGGGCGCATGGGGGACTTGGCCGGGCAGCAGGCGCGCGCGGCGGCAGACATCGACGCGCAACTGCTGCAGCGGGCGGCGGAGACGCAGGCGCAGGACCGGGCGCAGCTGATGCAGCAGTTTCAGGGGCTGTCCGAGCTGGCGGGCGCGCAGGACCTGGCGGCGTTCGAGGCGAACCGCGTGGCGCAGGCGGCCCAGGCGGAGCAGGCGCTTCGCACCGCGCAGTTCCAGCAGGGCCAGTTCGAGGCTGGGGGCGCCCAGGCGCTGTCGGCCGCGCAGGCGCAGGAGGCCGCGATGCGCGCGCAGCAGGAGTTGGGGCTGCGGGCGGGGGAACTGACGGGTCAGGTCGGCGGGATGGGGACGCTGGCCGCGCAGCAGCAGGCGGAGCAGCGCCGGCAGTTCGACATCCGGCAGGCGCTGGAGCAGCAGCTGGGACTCGGCGGCCTGTCGCTCCAGCAGCGGCAGCAGCAGGCGCAGGAGCAGCAGTTCGGGGTCAGCACCGCCGAGCAGCAGCGCCAGTTCAATATCCAGCAGGCCCTGCAGCAGCAGCTGGGGCTTGGCGGGCTGGACGTGCAGCGCGGCGAGTTGGGACTCAGGCAGCAGCAGCTGCAGCAGCAGATGGCGGACACGGCGGCCGAGCGGACGCTGCGGGAGCAGATGCAGACGCGCGAGTTGACGGCGCAGGAGGCGCAGCAGGTCCGCGACATCGAAAGCCGGAAGGCGCTCCAGACGCAGCAGATCACTGAGCAGGCTCGTCAGTTTGGGCTGCAGCTTGGCGAGCAGCAGGCGGCGCGCGTGTATCAAGGCGGCTTCACGGCGCAGGAACTGGGCATCAAGCGCCAGCAGGTAGACGCGCAGATTGCCGCCGAGAATCGCCAGATGACCGAGACGGAGCGCAACAACCTGGCCATCCGTGGGCTGGAGCGCGACCGATTCGAGTCGGACAAGGATTTCCGTGCAGACCAGCTGAACCTGAACCGCGACGAACTGGACCAGCGAGCAGCGCAGATTCAGGAGGACCAGCGCCTGCGTGGCGTGGAGATCGACGACCAGCGGGCGTACCGCGAGGCCGAGATCGAAGCGCGCACCACGCAGATTTCCAACGAGTTTACGCGGTCGGGTCAGCAGATCAGCGTGGAGGAAGCGCGGACTAAGGCCCAGCGGGACATCAGTGCGGCGGACAACACGGCCCAAATGGACCGCCTCAACGCTCAGCTAAAGGCGCAGGCAACGGAAGGGGAGGCAGAGCGCACGGCACGACAGGCGCTGCAAACGGAGCAGATTGGCGAGTCGGCGCTGGAGCGGCAGCTGCGCGAGCGGCTGGGGCTCATGGAGGCAACGGGGAACGTCTACACGGCAGGAGTCGGTGGCGCGGCGCAGCTTGCCACTGGTCAAGCCGCAGGCCAGACGCTTGCGGCCCAGCAGCAGCGGCTGCAGGCGCGGCAGGTCGCGTTCCAGCAGGCAGCAGCCATGTCGGAACAGTCTGGCGTGCAGCACACGGTGGACGCCGACGGGAATGTCGTGCCGCTTCGGGATGCACAGAACAACCCCGTCAGAACCTCGGCGTTTACCCAAGCCGAAGAAGCCCGCAAGCAACAGTCGGAGCAGTTCAATGTCTCGCAGTTCGGAGAAGCGGGCACACCGAGAACCGGAACGCAAACGCTGGCCGCGCAAGAAGCAGGAATCCAGCGGTCGCAGCTGGCGTTCCAGAACGCGGCGCGGCTGTCTGAGCAGTCTGGTGTGCAGTACACGGTCAACGCAGAAGGGCAGCCGGAGATCGTGCGGGATGCCGCTGGCAACCCGGTGCGGACTTCGGCGTTCACGCAGGCGGAAGAGCAGCGCAAGCAGCAGGAGACGCTGACCAAGCTGGACCTAAACCTTCGCCGGCAGTTGGGGCTGACCGAGGCGACGGGGCGGATGTACAACATCGACCCGTTGACCGGGCAGGCGACGCTGGCGGTTGGCGCGCCAGAGACGCTTGGGATGCGTCAGCTGGGGCTGCAAGAGGCAGGGGTCACGGGCACGTTCGAGGGCAATCTGACGCAGCAGGCGCTGCAGAACGCCTACGACCGGGCCGCACAGCTGTCGCAGGTGACGGGGCAGCAGTACACTGTAAACCCCCAAACCGGGCAGATCACAGCGGGCACCGACACGCTGGCCGCGCGCTTGCAGCAGGCTGGCGTGACCGGCAAGTTTGGTGGCGCGTTGACGCAAAGCGCGCTACAGAACGCTTACGACCGGGCGGCCCAGCTTTCGCAGATCACGGGCACGCAGTACACCGTGGACCCTGCAACTGGCCAGATTACGGCTGGCAGCGCGCGCACGTTCGCCGCCGATCAGGTGCGGCTAGATCGCGAACTGCGTCGCCAGCTTGGCCTGAGCGAACTGAGCGGCGTGATGTACGACGCGGAAGGCCAGCCAATCGTTGACAACATATATGGCGATGGCCAGAGGTTTCGCACGGAACGTCAGACGTTGGCGGCCCGGACAGCGGATCTGGACCGGCAGCTGCGGTCGGCGCTGGGCATGTCGGAGGCGACGGGCTTCGTGTACGATCCCATCACGGGTGCGCGCACGGGGGCGGAGACAGTGCAGGGGCAGATGGCGCGAAACCAGACACTCATGCAGCTGGCACAGGCGCTGGGTGGCCTGAGCCCGGAGCGGATTGCTGCGCTGTTCGGCAACAAGCCACCGACGACGACCACGACAACGCCTGGCGGCACGACGACTCCGGGTGGTAGTGGGACCGAGCCGCGAGAAGGCGAACGGAAGCGGGAAAACGGCGTGTGGTACACTTATAAGGGCGGTCGGTGGGTGGAAGATATTGGCGGCGTGGTCGATCCGCTGGGTTCGCCCGGCGGCAGCACGCAGCCGGTCAACACGCAGACGGCAAACACGACCGGCAACCCGTCGTGGGCCACGCCGCAGTTGATGCAAGCATTGTTCGCACAAAATCCGGATCAGGTGTACGCGCAGGACGGCGCCAGCTGGATGACGGACGGCAAGAATATGTTCAAGGTCAATCCTGATTACAGCACGGGCACGCTACGCTGGGTGCGCGCATAACACGGAGGAAGCATGGCACGCGGATTCGGCATGACGGCGCTCCGGGCGGCGCTGGGCGGGGTGGGCGGGTACTACGAGGGCGTCAGCGCCGAGCGGGAGGCGAAGCGCCTGGAGGAGCAGCAGCGGCAGGCGCTGGAGCGGCAGCGAGAACTCGACCGCATCGGCATGCTCGACAAGGGCTACATGACGCCGGAGGAGGCGGGGGCGGAGCGGCAGGCGGGGGGCGCGGCGTTGAGCCGGGCCTTGGCGTCGGCGTCGGGGATGCTGGCTGGTCGCGGCGCCCCGGCGTTTGGCCAGGGGATCGGCGCGGGCGACGGCACGGCCATCGTGCGCGGCATGGGGCAGGTCGGCCCCCAGCAGCGCGCCACGCTGGGCGGGCAGACGTTTGTGCGCGCTGAGCCCGAGTCGGCGCGGATGCGGGCGCAGGAGCTGGCGGCTGGCCGTGAGCGGATGGGCGAGGAGCGCAAGCAGGCGCAGGCGCGGACGGAGAAGCAGACTGCCGAAGACGAGCAGGTCAAGGCATTCGTGGCGGCTGGTGCGACGGAGCAGCAGGCCCGTGCCGCCGTGCGTGGTGGCGCGAAGTATGGCGACCTGTTCATGTCTCCGGCGGAGAAGGCGCGTCAGGAGGCAGAGAACCGCCGGATTGGCTTGGAAGCGCAACGACTGGAACTCCTGAAAAAGCAGCAGCCGACGCCGAAGACGACACCGACGGCAGGGCAGGAGACGGTGCTGCCCAGCGTGGCGGACGCCGCGAACTACTTCCAGACCATCGCAGACAAGAAGAACGCCGGGGCTGCGGTGAAGCGGTTCAACCCGACCGCCGTGGCGCTGGCCAACCAGAT